GCCAGTCGGTTTCCACATAGCTTGCACCGTCCGCTCTTGCTACAACGCATGTAAGAATGTCTCCGTTTTGACCTTGATTCCACATATCCCCTGTGTCATAAGGTGGTGTAGGTTGTGTCAGAAATACACGGCATTTGCTGTTTGCTGTAGACTGTGCAAAAGATGCTGTCTGCAATGCTTTTGTAACGTCTGTATCTTGTACTAACTGCCACTTCCATGTATCTCCGTCCTTGAAAAATCTGTAGGCATAACCTTTAGATTTCCAATAAAACAAGTCTCCCTCATGCTTCTTTTTATCATCTTCTGTTGTCCAGTCAGAAGCAGGGATGTTTTTTAGAGTTGGCTCATAGTCGTAGTAGAACGTCTCGATCTGTCCGTCAATCTGGTTCTGTAGATCAGCTACACTTTTTGTAACTGTTTCTGCAAAGTCTGATACTTTACCGTCTGCATAGTTCTTAGATTCTTTCACTGCATCACTGATCGCATCGGGTGCTGATTTACCACCGATTGTGACGTTATCCCCAGAAATCTTTACAGTACCAGTCTCCATGTCTGCATAGAAGATGATATTTCCAGATTTATCTTTGACAGTTAATGCACCAGTGTTGATATAATCTGCATTAATACCCTCTGTATAAAGCAATCTTGCTACCATTTCCCCAGTGATCGTAAATCCGTAAGGATATGTCTTACCACCATCAATAGAGAATCCGATAACTTCCGATGTCAATTTAATAACATTCTTTGATTCTACTAATGTTGGTTTGTCATGCAAGTAATATATAGTCGAACCATCTAACAGTATTTCCTGCGTTGCATACATTCCATTACTGTTTTTTAATGCTTCTTGCATCTTATCTAAAGCATTTTGACGGTTGTTTCTTTCCTGCTCAACTAACTGTTTACCTTGTATGATCGCTTTTTGATTACTTGATGTGTAGTTGCTCTGGTTACGCAATGGAGATTCTGCACTATTCTTTAATGTTGTATATCCGAAGAATACAAAGTTTACATCTGTTAATACTGAATAGAAGCTATTTTCTCTCCAATCTGTAACTTTAATCTTATCCATAAACTCTGCTATTGGATAAGATATATAGTCCATCGTAAAAGCTCTAAAAGTCACATTTTCAAACTTTTCATAAATCCACGAAATAAGTGTCTCTTCATGCCCTGTTACAAGTGGGTTCTCTACAGATAAAACATAACCATCTTTACCAACTTGTACCGTTTTTTCTGTGTCACTTGTATTGCCATCATCGGTTGTAGTAACCTTTTGTGTCGTTCGAACGCCTGTTACCTGCACATCGTTCGTATCACTTGTCAGATTATTGTAATCAACCAATTTATGAATATTCTCATTATCATAATCAAAATCATAGGTCATTATCTGCAATCGCCCTGTGCGGTCAATTCTTGCATTTCCGCAGGCAATCATTGCAATAAATCCTATAATCTGTCTGTGCGTGTACTCGCTAGATGGCATGGTTGGTATTTGGAAATCGTTATGTAAAAAGTTACTGTCTCCAATCAAGATACCACAGGTATCACAACTATCTATCAATACACTCTTTGCTGTCGCAGGAAACGTCAATGCTGTGCTGTATGCCTTATCTGCTTTATACATATCATCGTATCCAACAATTGTTACAACACTTCCATAGGTTTCTGGTTGAGTGACAGTAAATGTACCGTATTCAATTTTTTCTGTTGTCTCTGATAATTCAAATGTTAGATACAGTCTGATTTTTGCTCCGAAGAAGTCATAATTGGATAAGTGATCATCGTCATTCATGATTTCTAACTGTACATTACGGCTGAGTGCAACACCTAAAGGAATGGTGTTAGCACCTGCCGCATCGACCAGACTATTATTATCTATTGAAAAATCATCTTCTCCTAATGGCAGTACAGTTCCATTCGCAAGCGTTACTTCTGCATTGCATTTAAAATCTTGTCGTTCTGTCATTAGCTGTTTAAATTCATCACTTACATTTATCATATCGGGTTAACCCCCTGCATATTGAAAGATATACTTGATACTTTTTCATGGTTATTTTTAAGTGTTTTTATCTTAATGTCCGATACCTGTCCGACATAAAACTTTGCTGTTCTCCACTCTCCGTAAAATACAGAAAAATAATGTAAATCAAAAGATTTACCACGTGCCACCATTTCTAATATTTCCGTAACCTTAGACATTGGCACATCCGATGCACTGTATGTAAATCGCTCTACTGTGAACATCGGGGTAAACTTTCCTTTACCAGACTGTGCCCTCGTGCTACCTTGCGTATAGGTAGTTTCAAAAGCTACGGCTGTGTCTGAATCTGGTTGCCAGACTTTTTTATTATTGATTTTTATATAATCCTGTGCCATTTTTTACTCCTTTCTACGCAAGGCTGAATGGATTTCTACCATTACTCATTTGTCTTAGTTTTGCTTCTTCGATAAATTCATCAAACAACGTCCTGCGGTTAATCTGTGCTGTGAAATGATAATCCCCACCATTGTTACCGCTGTTGTCTGATTCTAAGGACTTCGTAACAGATAATAGCTGTTCAAGTAAATTAAGTACGTCATTATCGTTACTGTTTGTGCTGTTCTGCTTTTGTGCGATCACTGCGGATGCTTTCGCAGGTATTATCTTACCTGTAGCAATCTCTGGTGTTCTGAACGGTACATTTGCCAACTGTTCAGACTGATTCATAAGGGTTTTGAGTGTATCTGGAAAAGCTTTTTCCAAACCTACTGTAATACCGGCAGGAATCATCTTACCTACCGTATCTCTCATAAGTCTTGATGGAGAATGGATTCCAAAGAAATCTTTCACACCCTCCCACGCCTTTTGTGCAAGACCTGTCATTTTATCAACCAAAATCCATGCAAAATCTCCAACACCTTTTGCAATACCTTTTACTACATTCATTCCAACGCTGCCCCAATCGACATTTTTAAATGTAGTTTTCATATCTCTTATCGCAGATGTAGCTTTTTTTGATAATTCTTTAGGAAGATTTTTAACCGCTTCTATGATATTGGTCAATATTTTCCCTGCCGTTGTTTTAAGTCCAGACAATTTCCCAGTAATTCCATTGCCTATCCCTTTAATTCCGTTTTCTCCAAGTCCTTTGAGTTTAGACGGTAAATTCTTTATCGCATCAATCAAGCCATTGTATGTATTCTTCATAGCATCAACCGCAGTATTTTTTGCATTCATAATTCCGTTTTTAATACCTGTGATGAGGCTTTTTCCAAGTGATAGCCAATTATAAGCTGTAAATACACTGACGATTGCCTGCACAATCTTTGGCACGTTTGCGATCAATGTCGGTATTGACTGGATGAGACCTTTGAGCAAGATTGCGATAAGCTGTACTCCTGCAAGTAATATCTTAGGGGCATTATCGTTAATAACGCCTGCAATATTAATCACAATCTGTGGTACATTTTTGATGATGTCTGGCATTGCTTTTGCTATACCTTTTGCAAGATTTAACATAAGCTTTAAACCAGAATCTACTAATTTTCCTGCATTGCTTCTTAAGTTTGCAGTAAAACTCGTCAATGCTGATAATCCCTTACTAATAAACTGTTGTGTCCCATTTGTGATACCTTTTGCCAAGTTATCCATAAAAGACACACCAAGCTGTGTTAATGCCGTGATTGCTTTTCCTGCAACAGATATTGCACTAACAAATATTCCAACCCAATCAATAGATGTTAATAATGTTGCTAATTTTGTGCCAAGCTGTGACCAGTTTGTTGTAGTAAGTGCATTATCTAATGTTGTTAATATTCCTAATGCTAATCCAGATAAGCTTGTACCAATAGACTTAACATCTATCTGGTTGATCGCACCATTCAAAAATCCACTTATTGACGTTCCTATCTTTGCCCAGTTAAGAGTATTTACAGCTCCCTCTAACATTTGAAACGGAACATTTATTTTATTCGCAAACAACCGCCCTACATTATTCCAATTCACTTCATTGAATAAACCGTTGATACCTGTTGCAATTTTTAAACCAAGATTTTTCCAATTGATTCCCTCTATCAACAGATTCAGTGTGTTGACAATTGTATTAATACCTGCACCCACAGTACGTCCCATTAAATCCCAGTCTATGTGATCAACAAGACTATTGAATGTCCGTGTAAATGCGTTCACAAAATATGTAATCTTCGGGCCTACATTATCCCAATTGATGGCATCATAGATTTTTTGCAATCCTTTATTGATACCAGATGCAATGTAAGTCCCAAGTCCCTCCCAGTCCTCTTTTTTTATGAGGTTCTTAATTTTCTTAGCAATGTCCGCAATAGAAGATTCAATAGGAACTTTCTCAAACATATCTCCAATGGATGGACCAGTGTAACCACCGCCACCACCACCGCCACTGCCTGCGGATGGTGTAGAAGAACTAGGGGTATCTTTTTCTTTTTGATACTGTCGGATTTCATCCAGTCCAGAAAGATATGTCTGTATCTCTTTATTTGCCTTTTTCGTAGCATTTGCGTTATTCTTTGTGGCTTTTGCCGCCTTATTAGCACCACTGGATGTTTTATTCAATGATGCCGCATAATCTTCTTGTACGGCTTTCGCTCTTGTAAAAGATTTCTGTCCTGTCAGTGCCGCTATAAACATTCCTATATACGTGATCGCTTTCGATAACATATTCATGAATGCCGTTAATATAGGTGCAACTACGGACAAAATAGGTGCAAATGCTGTTGCCAAACTGTTTTTTAACTGAGTTAATGCTGACATCATAGAAGATATCGAAGCATTAGTAGCTGACGAATACTGCAAGGTTATTGATGCCTGTCATGATTCCACTGTTAACTTTAGAAATCATTCCAAAAACGGTAGAATATAATATACTCATACCGACCATTCGACCAATAGAAAATCTTGCATTATTAGCACTGTTTGTTGTGCTTGTGAAGTTCTGTGCCAGTCCACCAAGACGTTTTCCAAGTCCAGATACGACTCCACCCATCCTACTAAAGATAGATGAAATACCGCCTGTCTTTGTCTTAGCACTGTCCGCAGACTGACTGACATTCTTAAATGATGAACCAAGCCTACTATTTGTGTTAACAAGTTCTTTTTCTTTTGCATCTGTCTGTGTTATTTCTTTGTTTAAGGCATCCAAAGCTTTTTGACTTGCACTAGATGCCGTGGCAGAATATGTACCAGTCATAGGGGCTGTCTTGATCGCAGGTGTTTGTACTGTTCCACCACCGCTTTCTAACTGATGTTTCTTAGCAATCAGTGAATCGTACTGCCTGCCTAACTTCTCTGCCGCACTCTCCAATGCCATAAAGGCAGGAGAACTTGTAACACTTTGATTTCTTGCAAACAACTCTTGCTGAGTCTGTGCCACTTGATTAAACTGTGCTTCTACCTGCTGTAGTGTCTGTTCAAGAATCTGATAAGCTGTAGTGTTGATAGGGCTGTCACTTATCTTTTGTTGTGCCTGTACTGTCTGCTCCAAGCTGTTATTTAACAGTTCTACCTTTGTTTCTGTGCCTGTGATCTCTGCATTAAGTTTAGCTAATGCGTTAGCACTTTCCTCACTTGCCAGACCTGTTCCGCCTGTCAGCTTTCCAGTCTTAGGCAGTCCAGTGTTTCCTGTTGTAGATGTTTCTAACTGCTTCTTTTTTGCAATCAACTGTTCATATTGCTGATCTAATTTATAAGCGGCACTCTCCATTGCTTGAAATGCAAAGGAAGAAGTAGCACTCTGATTTCTGTTAAATATATCCATCTGTGCTTTTTCTAACTCTGCAAGCTTCTGTCCTGTACTTTCTATAGCTTTATCTAACGTATCTAGTGCATTAGATTTAATATCTATGCTTTCTAGCTTCTTTTCTGCCTGTGCGGTCTTTTCCAGTTCATCAGCCACGGTCTTTGCTTTTTCTTCGACAACATCCATACCTTTTGTATCTGGTGCTTTTATACCGCCACTCATGGCTTTTTCCATTGATTTTCCAATGGTTTTTACTTGATTGGATAAACGTTTTAAAAGGGATGCAATTTCTTTCACACTTGCTTTTGCTTCGGTTGTATCAATCTCTGTTTTGATATAAATACTTCCATCCGCTTTTTGTGTAGCCATTCAATCACGCCCCTTTCCCATTCAGTAAATCGTTCAAACGTTTCTGTTCTTCTAATTCCTCTTCGGAATATTTAACATCTAGGTCAATAAGCGTTTTATTTTCTTTGTAGAACTCTCTTTCCCAATCTTCCAGTTTCTTTCCTTTGGCTTTCTTCATGCGAACACTAAGAATCTGCGAAAACAAAGACTCTCCAATTTCCATGTAAGCTCCTAAAAAAGTCCACCAATGTAAATACTGCATAGCTCGTATTTCTTTTCCAAGTACACGGTTAACAGATGGGATGATAACTGGTGCATCATGTTCCCAATCCATCACATGAGGTTGCTTCTTCCCATCATCTTTGATACCCATGTCAATAAATTCGATGGCTTTTTCAATAGCTTCTTCATAGTCTTGTGGTGGCATATTTCCAAAATCAACGTATAAAATGGTAAGGCAAACAATCCACTTTTCATCGTTTTCAAACTCTGGATCATTAAAAGTCTTTAATATATCCAGAATTGCTCGAAAATCTGTACGAATATCGTACTTAATGCCACCAACTACTATGGATGTAGGAAGTTCCCAAACTTCCATTATTTGTGATATTTAGACGTTGCCCTTTTAATTTTCGCCTGTTTCTTTTTGATTCTCTGGTCTGTTACCTGCTCAATAACGTCCGCAATCTCAACGATGATATTCTCAATAAAGAAATCTCCGCTTTCCGTTAACGTCAGCGGATTGCAGATAGCAAAGACGGATTTAGAAGCTTTTGAATTGAGTAAGTAATCAATCTGTTCTTCTAATCTGTCGGATAATTCCAGAATGTCTTTTTCTGTTGCATCTTCTGGTACTTCCATCTTTTCAAGGTTTGCAACTACCTCTTCGTATCTTCTGATGATATTTAAATCAACAGGATTGAAAGAAAATCTTCCAATCTCTGTATCATCTTCATTGGTCAGTACCACATTTAAGGCACCAGTTTTGACTTTTCTTCTTAATTCTTCCATTGTTTAACCCCTATTTCCCTGTGTTTGATGTATTTACTGAACTTGTAGCTGCTGTAAATTTACCTGTTTCAACGTTGTAAGTACCTTTTGTACGTTCTCCAACATAATTGACAGTAAATGGAATCTGATAACCAGATGTGTCCCCACCGTATGATGTAGGTGTTACATAACATTCCTGCTGATATGCTTCATAAGCTCCACTTGTAGCTTCTTTCCACATATGCACTTCTACAGCATTTGTCTTTAAGTTGTCGTCTGTGTAACGATTATCAACAATTTCCTGCAATTTCTGTGATAATACAGAGTCAGCTTCTGCATAATAAGGGTCAGCTTCAGAAGATACTTCGTATCCGTTATGTTTAAAAGTTGATTCTCCGATGATGTTTTTAGATGTTTCTGTGTCTGGATTTAGTTCGACATTGTACTCTTCTAAGTCTTTTCCCAGACGTTCATAACCAGATGTTCCGCCACAAAGTGAACCAGAATCTAAGAAATGAGCCATATATTTACGTGCAATTTTACCTGTTGTAACTGCTGCCATTTTGATTCTCCTTTATCTTTTCAAGGTTAGTGATCTGCTCCATAATGCAGACCAGTTAATGTGTTATCTATCTATCAAAGTCATTTTGGTATCGGGCAGAAATGTTGATTGCCCAATTTTCAGACTTGTTTTCGTTTGTGCTGTCCAAATATGCAGGTGTCTGTCTGTCAATCGTCAAAAACTTTCGATCGCCTGTCAGAGCCGGATATTCTTCTAGCTTATATGTATTATTGTTAATCGTGATTGCTTGCTTTTCTAACCACTTACCAAGGTTATCCAACCACTCTTTAATATCTGCTTTTCTCTTTGGTTTTGTACCGCTTGCACGATATATCACACAAAACGGATATAAGCAAACCTGCGTGACGTGTCCTGTGATGCTCTCTTTTTCGCTTTCAATCACTGCACCACTCATTGGAAACATTGCTTTTCCGCTTGCATCATCTAATGTAGAAAATGCAATTTCGTCTCCCTCTCTCAAATCTGGAAATTGATTAACCAGTTCTTGCAATGCTGTTGTGATTACGTCAAAACCATCAATGTCGTACTTGACTGGCTTCTTTTCTTCTGCCATTAACTTCCTCCTGCCTGCTTCTTAACATGAGTAACCCATGCTTTGCCGTGATTCTTCTTTGCTGTCTCAAACCATTTTGGAGTTGCTTTTGGATTCTGGTAACTTAAGTCAACTTTTGCGTTGGTATGTCCTGCAAATTCTGTAACTAATACTTTCTTAGCACCTTTTCTTGCCCATGGAGACCCTGTTAATTCGTCAACCATGCCTTTACCGTAGTACAAAAAACGTCCCATCGGTCCAGTACCTGCACATACCATCCCAGTACCTGCAAGAGAAGCACTCTTTGCCCTCGTTACGTTTATGAATGTGCCTGTTTCGTGTGGCATATAAGGGACCATATCGGTCAT